AATTGTCAAAAAAAACAGGAGTAAATTTATATGTATGTGCTATAAATTTAAATAAAAATGAAGAAGTTATATTTAGTGTAGATAATACACCTAATATATCTGTATTTGATGCTGTTAGAGCGTCTATAACATTACCATTATATATTAAACCATTAAAAATAGAAGGAGAATATTATATAGATGGTGGTATAAAAAATAATTTTCCTATAAATGTGTTTAGTAATGTACCAAAAGATAATATATTAGGTATTATGATAAGGATTGATAATGAATATGAACCAACAATAATAGCAAAAAATACTGATATGACATTTTTTGAATATTTTTCACAAATATATAATTTAATTTCATTAGAGATAATTAAAAATTCTATAGATAAATATGTTAATAAAGATCAAAAAAATATAATAGTTATAAATCAATCACATAAAACTAATTGGTTAGATATAAAAATAACAAATGAAGGTATATTAAAAAATATATCTGATGAAGATATCGATATTTTTATAATACAAGGATATACAGCTATATATAATTATGCTAAAACATTATCAAAATAATCTATTAGATTTTTCTTCCATTTCTATACATTTTTTATTTTTAATACTTACATCAAATGGATTCCAAGATATATATAATATATTTTCATTAGGATATGGTAATATTTGTACTAATAATCCATTTTTTTTTAAACATTCTACAATATAATTAACACATAAAGTAATATTATATAATGGTAATCCTATCACCATATAAGGTACTTCAAAAAAAGTATTCATACCACCAGCTGATGCAATTTTTCTAATTTTATTATGACACATATCAAGTATTTTATCAAAAGATTGATTTTTAATAGAATCTTTTTGTTTTTTTAGAGAATATAATTCATGTATAGATATTTTAGGAGGCATTATATTATCTTATTCTATAAATGATAATCATATATTATTATATAATGATAACGAAAAAATAAAAATATATTCTAATTATTTAAGCTGGAAAAGCTTTTTTATAACTTTCTTCCGCAAATTCTTTAAGATTATCAACAGTTCTATTCTTTTCCATAGTATTAATAACTTGTTCATTAAATATAGCTAATATTGTTGGAGCACTATTAACATTAAATTTTTCACCTCTTTCTCTTTGTCCGCTTATACTGATATTATTTTTAGCAGTTGTATATTTACCCTTAGCATCTATGTTTGTAAATTGATCCCAAGTTGATTCAAATTTATCACAGAAAGGGCATCCAGTCATACAAAAATATTCAATAGATAATGAAGGATTTGCTCCAAATTTTTCATAAATATTATTACCACCTCTTCTAAATGTTAAAGCAACTAATATTAATCCAATAATAACAGCAACAATTAATATACCAAATAAAATTTTAGGACTTCTATAATCAGTAGAACGAGCCATTTATACTTCTATAATATATTTTGAAAATAATATTATTTGGATAACTTTAATCTCTTATTATTTTATTATTATATGTATTTATATTTAATATATTTATATCATTTGTATTTTTTGATATATATGTAATAATATTATCTAATTCTTCATCAATAATATTAAAACTAATACCAACAAAATTAAAAGCATTCTTATTTATTTTTTCTAAAAATTTATAAAATAGATTTTTATTTATAATAAATAATCTATAATTATAATTTATATCATACTCATCTTCATATATACAACACGGATCATGATTTAATAATTCTAATTTTTTATATAATAATTCTGTTTCAATATCATCATTTGTTACTATAATAGAACGATAAATTGTAATATTATGATATGTATCTTCAATATTTTTTACAAATAGTCCAATATTCATTATATAAATTAAAATTATAAATTTATATTTAAATGATGTATTTAATATATAATATATTTAAATCTTTATATCGTATCATCAATATTTATGATACTGATATTATTTATATTTGCTATTTTATAATTAGATATCATATAAATAACATTCATAATAATATCGTCATTACAGCAAGCTCCATCTAAAAATGTATTAAGATTATAATCTTTTATTTTGTCAGTATCATATATAATTCTTATGATATAATTAGAATAATTATTAACAATTGCTTCATTTACAATAGCATTTACATCACAGATAGTATCGTATTTATTTATAAATATCATTTTTTATAATATAAAATATTATAATATTTATATAATTTACAATAAACAAACATAAGGACTTTTCGATAAAAGATATTAAGAATATAAGAACAATTATATAATCATATGTAAATATGGAAAATGAATTTGGAATAATTAAAATAAATTATGATATATTCATAAAAATATTACGTGAAAGAGAAAATAAAGAGTCTGAATTACCACAGACATTAATTAATAAGTCAAATGAATTACAAAATACCTATAATTGTTTTGCTTCAAATTATGATGCAAGAAGTTTATGGGAAAAGAAAAAATATATAGCTACAAAAATAAGAAATAAAGAATCTAAAAATTTTAAAGCCAAACCAATAACTATAATATCAAGTGATTTTAGTGATGAAACTAAATATAAAAAAGAATTTACTGGTTATTTAAATAAATTAACAGATATAAATAAACAAACAATTTATTCAAAAATATTAATATTTATAAGTAAAATAAATACAGATATTATACCATCGTTATTTGATATAATATGGGATTTTATAAAAAAATCATCAAATAATATATATATTGATATAATATATCTATTTGATGCAAATATAGTTAATAATAATTTAACTAATATGTGGAATAAATTTATAAATAATAAAGAATGGAAATTAGATGATAAGATAGCTAATAAAGAAATATTATTAAATAATAATAATAATAATTATGATGAATTTTGTGAATATGTTAAATGGAAAAAAAGCAACATATCTATTATACGAACATGGTGTTATATATTTAAAAAAGAAAAGAAATTAGAAAATATAGATATAATATTATATAATTTAATTGAATTAATAAATCAATATATTATATATAAAAATATGTATAAACACGTTATTGATATTGCTTTAGATCAATTGTATGCAATATTGGATATTTATAATAATACAGAAATTATAAATATAATTAAATCTTGGAATATAGAAGTTTTTGAAAAATCTTCCAAGTTTAAGATATTTAATATATTAGAAAAATATAATTTATAAGTATCATTTAATATTATTATTTTTTTCGCATAAATATAATAGATACGAAGTAGAAGATAAAAATTATAATGGTTTCATTCAGTATAAATTTTATTGCTAATATTATATTAAATTTTATAACTGTCTTATTACATTTAGCAACATTCACATATATTAGTCATCTTGAAGAAACTGGATGTAAATGCGCGGAACATAAAAATAAGAATTTTATTAAAGGATTTGCTTTATTTGCTGTAATTTATTTATTAGTAACTATGGCTATACCTACCGATTTTATTATAAATACTCTTGGACCAGTAATTGCTATATTATTCAGTATAGTACAAGTAATATTTATAATTATGACAATAGTATATCTATTTATGGTATTAGATTATACCAGATATTTAATAAATCAAAAATGTAAATGTAGTGATGATTTCCGTAGAGAAATAATTATGTTCGGTTCTATAATTGAAATATTCTTAATTATATTAATGTTATTAACATCATTTATATTACCTTTAGTATTAGTTAATATATCAACTGCTTTTAAAAATTTAAATAATGCTGAAAGTAGTATTAGAGGTATTATTACAGATCCCGTAAGATCATTAAAGAATGTTCCAAAAGAATTATCAAATACTACTAAATCATTATCAAAGATTGTTAAAACAACAGCACAAGGTGTTAAAAATTTTGCTACAAAAAAAAGAGATAAATTAATCAGCATGAAATCGTTAAAAGGCAAACGATAAACGATAGATGATTAAAAATAATATATACTATATTCATTATTATATAAATTATAACTATAAGCCGTATTACACCAACCGAAAAGATAAATGAGACAAGATTATTATAAAAAAATATAATAATTTACTATATATAATATTTTTTATAGAACTTTTAGTCATTTTTAATCTTCAAAAGTGTAAATACATTATATAAAAAATGTATTTTAATAAAATTATTTAAAGATTTAATGAACGATTGCTTTGACTGCCCCCATTATTTTTTCTTGTAGGTCTATTTTTTATTATTTTCATATCAGATGAATCTTCTATTATTGATGTTATTTCTTCGTCTGAAATTGACATAGTTTCTATATTATTATTTGATTGATTTAATGATATATTATTATGTACGTTATTAATAATATTTTCTACATCTTGTTGTGGTTTAGTATATGATGGTTTTTCATCAAATGTAGATATATTTGCTGATGCATTACCTATACTATTTCCTAAACCTCCAAAAAGATTTCCAAGCATTCCAAACATTCCTCCTCCCATAGCACTGTTTGATTTTTGTTGTTGAGATTGATTATTTTCTCCTAAAAAATATTGTTTCGTAGCTGCCGTTTGAAATTGTTTCATTAAATCAGGATTAGATTTTAATACATTTTCTACATTTGGTAATGGTGTTTCTTTAAACATTCTTGATGTTAAATGAAACATAAATGCACTTCCTGATAAACTAATAAATAATCTTAATTCGGGAGACATCTTTTTACCTGTTGATTTATATTTATCGTGTAATTCTTCAAAAATATCATCATAATCCTCTATATTTTCATGTACCTGTTCAGACCATCCTTCGAGTTTTAAAGCAAAAGGATCATATGTTGTATTTATATATTCTGTACCAGATACAAAAGCCATAAGCATTTTTCTTTGGAAACGAATACTTGAATCAATTTCTTTATCTCTAATTATTTTATTATACTCCATTCTCATCTCATCTAAACTGGATTGCATATTAAACTTACATGGTACCCTATATCCTTTTGCTTCTAATCTATCTAATTGATATAATATCTCTCTTTTTTCATTTAATTCATTTAAATAAGGTTTTTTCTTTGATGAAAATTCACTATTATTTCCATCTTCATCGTCATCATCATCGTCGTCATCATCGTCATCATTATCGTTGTCGTCATCATCGTCATCGTCGTCATCGTCGTCATCATCGTCATCGTCATAGCTACCACTTGCACTACCACTACTTGAATGGTTACTACTAATTCTTTTAACTGAAACTTTATTTTTATTATTTCTATTTGTATCACTACTTTCAGATGAACGAGAAGATGATTTTGAAGACATAGAAGACATAGAAATTATATCATTACTTATTTTACTTTTATTAAACAATAAATCTCCTCCTACAAATTCTTTTTTCTTATTATTACTAGTACCATTTTTTGGTATATCAAAACTAAAAGGGGATTTAGAAAAACTATCAGGTTTTATTTCGATTATATTATCGTCATCCTTATTGTTAAATGAGAAAGCCATTATATTTATTATTTCCTTTATTTGTTTATATATTTATTATTTAACTTATTTAACGCAAAAATAATAGTATGTCTGATAAATCTATCTTTTCAGCCTTACAACCTTTCTTTCTTATATAACTTATAGCTTGTAATAAACAATCAGCCAAATCATCTTTTTTTTTATGAGTTTTAAAATATTCATATAATTCTTCATTAGATTTAATATAATATTCACATAATTCAATACCATCTTTTTTATTATTAGCATATTGTTCTTTTCTTTTTAATTTTTTTCTTTCAGAATCTAATAATTTTCTTGTTGTAGGAATATATGTATGATTTTGTAATTTTAATATAGGTGATATTAATATTACATTATCTATTAAATTATCCCAATGTTTTAATAAATTAAAATAAGAATATATTAATAATTGAATAGTTTTCATTATACCATTTAAATTAGAAGGTTGATTTTCAATTAATACAGTAGATATTTTATTATAACCTTTATCATTTAATTCACCTATAATATTATCTAATTCAACATATAATCTATCAGATATTTCATTTACACCACCTTTTATTTTTTCTCCTTTTTCAGCTAATGATATTACTTTCCAATTAATTATAGATATCTTACTATTATCATCATTTAAAATACAAAATGCTAAATTCTTTACACCAATATCAAAACTTAAATATATCATTATTCACTATAACATCTATTAGATATATTTTTATATTCATTATAATTTTGATTTTATATTTTTTACTGTATTAGCATCAAATTTAACTATATTATTTCTTATTAATATTTTTGTTAATTTTCTCCAAAACTTATCATTTTCATAATTATTATTATATTCATTAATAGCATTACATTTTGTATATAACCATTTATACATCATTTTCATTTTTTTCATATTATATTCATATAATGATAAGTTTATAGGCGATATTAATTCATATTTAATAAAACTTTTTAATAAATTTTTTATTGTATCATATTTTAAACTAATCTTAGGTATTTTCTCCCATATATTATCAAATAAGATATAATTATACGCGGGACATATTAATAAATTATCATTAAAATCTATATATGTGTTTTTATCATCTATAATTAATATTTTATTATTAATATCTGTTATTTGTTTTTTATTTTTTTTTAAATTTGTTATTATTTTTGGTAATACTTTTTTTATAGATTTTTTATAACACATATCACCACCCATTATACAATCATCTCTTGTAAATAAGGGTCTTTCAAATTTTATATCTAAAGATTTTTCTATTATTTCAATTTCCTTAACAGCCCAGTCTTTTTGTGAGGCTGTATAAATAAATATACTGCTATTCGGATAATATTTTTTTATATTATTTATAAATGTTAAAAAATATGGTCTTATTAATTTAGATTTTTTCTTATAAGCTTTTATTATAGCTTCATCTACAATTGTTGATTTAACTTTTACCTTCTTTAAAGCCAATAATAAAGAATATAATTCACATTGATATTTACAATCTCCTATTATAGTATTATCTAAATCCAATATAAAAATATAAGGCGTCGTATTTACACGCATTATATACTCTATTTTTTATTATATATTATTATAAAATATAGTATATAATAAAATAAATATATTAAAATAAAAAAATGATATTTATATTAACATTTTTATAAAACATTTAGTGTTATATTATAACTTTTAATGACTACAAAATTATCCAATATTGAACTTATCGTATTATTAAAAAATTATGCAAAACAAGAACATATTAAAATTCCTAAATTACAACAAAAAAATAAAGATGATTTGATTAAATTATGTAAAACATATAATTTATTAGAACATAAAGATAATAACAATAATGTTATAATTAATGTAGAAAATTTATCAAAAAAACAAATGATTAATGATATTGAAGTATTCTTTCTTAAACAATATAAAAAAATAGATAATTTAAGAAAAATGAAAAAAAAATGAATTAATTAATATTATAGAAGATAATAATATACCGTTCATTAAAACCTAATATATCTTTATAAAACCATATAAAAACTAATAAGTAAGTAAGTTTTATAATAATCCGCAGATTAAACTTTCATATGTTAGATATATTCGTCTTTCTAACCGCAAATGAACGAATACGGTTTAATAAAAAGATTTTTATGTCTTTTTATTTAAATGTGCAATTTTTAATTAACACATAATTATGTTATCTTGGCTCTCGATAACAAAATAACTATAATAAAAACTTTCGTTTATATGCACCATTATAGTTGTAACGGTAATATCTCAGACCTGATGCATAGTCTATATTACATATACTAATATGTAATAATCCTTATATCATTTTAATAATAATTATATTAGAAAATATAAACTTATTAATATTTATGATTAAATTTTTAAACAGTTCCAGCC